GCCTGCCGCAGAGCCACGCCCAAGTCCAACAAGCATATCCTCCTGTGCCTTGTCACTAATCGCCTTCATAGTCAAGAAGTACTGTGCAAAGCCTCGGTCCTTAATCACTGATAGTTCGTACTTGAGTCTGTCAACATACACTTGGTCTGTTAGTTGTTTTTCTTTTAGCCCTGCCAATGCATCCTTAGTCAATGCCTGGATTGCCGTTGTACCCTCTGGGATCACAAACTCTGGTAAGCGAACCTGACTGTCTGGTAGAAAGTCTTCAATACGATCAAAGGCGATGTGGTGTGTGCGCTCAATACTAGCCAACACAAAGTCATCATCATACTCTACCTTGGAGCGACCTGAATATTTCTTGTAGGCCTCCCACATCTGATCACCGTTGCGAGGATACAACTCGTAGCCAATCTCCTCCACTGACTCTGGTAACCTGTTAGCGTCTTGGTCGTCATAAGGAGCTTTGCCTGCCCAACCGATACGGCGGTACATCTCTCGGTCCTTCCACAACTCTGGTCGTGGGTAGTGACTGTCGGATGTGCTGATAACTTCTGCGCCCATCTCGGTACATGCCTGAATGATTAGATCGTTGACAACATGCTGCTCTGGGATATCGTTCCACTGGATCTCTCCATAGAACCTATCACCAAAGATCTCTTGGAACTGACCGATCGTCTGCCGCATTGATGCTAAAACTTTATCTGCATCGTACTCGTGTGTGACTGGATCACGGTGTTTCCAAAAGTCTCCAAAGAGCGGACCCGACATGCAAGCACTGCTAACGATCAAACCTTCGTTGTACTCCCTCAACATCTCAAAGTCAATGCGGGGATAACGGTAAAAATTTTCGGGACGGTAACTGTCCGATACAAGCTTGAAAAGATTATTCAAACCAACCTGATTCTGAGCCAAGAGAACCAAGTGCCTACGAATGTTTAGAGGATTGAACTTCTTCTGCCTGTTCTCATCCTCAACAACCATAGCGAACTCTTCTTTCTTTTGCCGCTTGCTGTTGGCTTTGTGCTCTTCGTACTGCTGCCGCCACTTCTTGTGTGACTTAATAAAGTAAGCCTCACAACCATAGATTGCTTTGAACTCTTTGCCATCTGCCCTCATCTTCTTTAAGTGCTCAACCTGAAAGGATAAGCCGTTCATGTGTCCATGGTCGGTAAGCGAGTGGGCACTCATCCCATTCTCGTAGGCGAAGTCCATATGCTCTCCAGGCATACCTAACCCATCAAATGGAGATAGGCCTGAGTGAGCATGTAGACCCACAAACGGGATCTTGCTAGCAATACGTTTAGTCATATAAGAAACCTTTCTATCTTATGGCTTTATTATAATTTACTTTGTACTTTGTGTCAAGTATCTTCTTCAGAATTTTCTTGTGGCTTCTTGCCATAGACATCTTTATGTCCATCCTGATAAGTGATGATAGTTTGATTGGCTGGGTGTGGTTCAATGTGAACCTTTACAAAATCACTCATACTATCAAATATAGCAATACCTCCACGGGGTGGTGGGTAAAGCCAGTGGACAACACATTGTCCTGTCGCCATAACGACGCCTTCAATAACAACCCCTTCTCCTGATACACCTGTTTCATCCTGAGTTCTATAGACCGTGAAACTTGTGATGCCTCGTGGGGCAAGTTTTGGTGGGGGTTTTGGAATTAGATCATCAGTAACCTCTTCCTTGTTTTCTGTTTTACTTTTGGCTTCGGACATTTTATATGCCTCCTGACTAATAAATAATTACCATTTAAGAAAACAGTCTGCCTACATCAGAGAAGATAGCCAAACACATTATAAGACCGACAATCGCTAACCCTACATAACTTAATATGTTTCTTGTTCTACGTTTTATATTTCTACCGATTACTGTTTCTACAATTGATATTACCACATGTCCTCCATCTAGTAAAGGTATTGGTAATAAATTCATGAACCCAATATTAATACTAAGGAATGCGATCCACTGATATAAAAAGCCATTGTCTTTAGTGGAGGACGATTGTTTCCTAGCCTGCTCCGTCATATCATACATCGCCACTGGTCCACCGACATCGGTTGCTTTTATGCCACGATCACCTAGCTGGCTGACAGCTTCTCCTATACTAGCGTATAAATTATTGGTTGTGTTTATGCTGGCCTTGGCAGCCCAGTAAGCACTGATTTTACCAACCTCAGAACCATCAGGGGCTTTCACATCTGGCCAGGGCATACCATGGAAATACACAAAGAACAAAGCGTAAGGCAAAAGTAAATTTGCCGCTGGTCCCGCAAGCGCAACAAATAATCTTTGTAATGGATGCTTACCCCAAAAAGATGTTTTACTCTGAAGAACATTATCATAGTCTGCCTCGCCCTCAAAACGAACATAACCACCAAGTGGTATAAGTCTAAATGACCACTTGTTTCCCAGTGCATTGAAGCTTGCAAGTTCCTTACCAAAACCAATTGCAAATTCCTCTATGCCAAAACCACTAAGACGTCCAGCGACATAGTGACCTAACTCATGGATGAATATCAAACCTATTATAATTGCTAATAGCAGGACCATAGTAATTGCTCCTCATTACAGAGGTTGTATCTATTGATTGGTATGTCTGGACCCAAGTTCCACACATCCTCCTCCGTAGGTGGCTTATATTTATTTTCTTGTTGCCGACGATACTTTTGTACATCAAGCGGTGTCCAGAGTTGCAAATAATCATATATCTTTTTGTTTTCGGTTTTAAGTGCTGAGATCTCTTTGTTCTGTAATTCTATAACTCGCTCTAAATTAATGATCGCATGGTTAGTAGCTTTCCTAAGATTATCCTCCAGTCCACTACTATTAAACAAGTACAGCAAGAAGCCCGTATATATTGCGCAGACCATTGCTGCAACTAAAGTTGTCCAAACAAATGCTGAAAGATAGTTTGGCCTGGTTTCCTTGATGGGGAAGAGATCATATTCATATACCTGCGAGTCGCTGATCGTCTCGTAAGCACTGTCTCTCATGTTCTGCCAGGCTTCTCTTTCTCTGTCCATGGCAATCTACCTGCCCTCTGTTGTGGTAGTTTCAGTTCTATCTTTATTCAAATTCTTTTTTGCCCATAGGTCAGCCTCCGACAGCGCAACTTTATTTGTTACAAAGCTTCTTATAGCTGTTAGGTTTGATCCAAGTCCAATATTTTCCATTGCAGGAAACCCAGCAAATATCATGGATACCAATTCCTTCTTTGCATTTAATATTGGTGAACCACTGGACCCTGGCTTGGTTGGCAATGAAAAGAACATATAGTTGTCAAACCCTATTCCAGCGTAGTATCCGTCAAACATTAACAACATCCCTGGGCTAAATATTCCTCGTGGTGCTGCCATGTTATACACCTTCTCTCCCCACTTAGGAAATTTATCTGCGATTTTTAGTGGGGCAGGCCTATTATTGTTGAAACCATACACACGAAGTAGACATAAGTCTGACTTTGTATCATATGAAATAATTTCTGCTCTTCTTAGTTTGCCATTGAACATAAGTGCAAGATAATCTGCCGAGACTACCTTGAAGCTAACATCCTTAGTAGACTTCTTAGCAAACTTATCTTGACAAGAGTGTCCTGCTGTTAGTCCGTATGCTACATCTTTCCTAACTTCACTCCTACCCACAAAAGCTCCTGATGATGTATGCCGAACAACACCAACGGTGCATTCATCTTTCTTATCTTTATAGTGTAAACATGCCTCAACGGCTTGAGCCACTTGAAATTTAAAGAAAGATTCTTTTGGCATACTTTGGCTGACGGGCAAGCCCGCAACACTAGAAACTGCTTTGTTATTATTAGATATTGTTGTGGAACATCCAACTTGCAACAAAATTAAGAAGTAAACCAGATTACGAAATGTTTTCTTAGTGTTCATACTTTAAATATGAGGCTTTTTAGGGTTTTGTTTACTAGTTACAGGTGATTTTAGGCTACTGCTTGAAAATTAAACTAGGAATATAATAAGTTATGAATTACAAAAGTGTTTTATTTAGTTTTTATTTACTTCTCCTAACTCCCATAAACACACTCGCAAACGACGCTGGACCCGCTGATGCAGGTAAGCAAGTTATCATGGAAGTATGGAAAGAGGAGACCAGAGGTGGCTGGCAATACACCGAACAAGATATAAAGATTCAAAACCAAATACTAGTTACTCTTGTAAAGGGTAAGTCTCTTTTGAATATAGAGAAGTCCAAGCCTTTACGAGAGGAGATAACTAAATTACCATTTATAACCTATAGTGGTAAATAAGTTTGCAGTATCTGGATGTTTAAGAAATACAACATTCTCTTAGTGGTAATGGCCGCCATCTTAACTGCCGTGATATACATCATGGCTAATACTGAACCAAAAATAGAAGTAGTCATCCCAAAGCAAAGCGTTTACTATCTTGCGGGGCAAAAAAGTAATTGTTTATGGATATTACAAACACTTGATATCTTACAGAAGGAACCAAACTCCATAACACGCATGGTAATAGGTATACCTAGCGCCACTAAAGCAGGAGCTTTGCCAGGAGTTATACAAGTTTCTAAATCTAACGAACTTCTTATGGCTTTCAATTTACCTAGTATGTCCTCTGTCCCTATCGTATTATCAGCAGCAGTGCCAAGCAGCTTGCCACTTCAAAAGGCAAAATTCACCTGGCTTGGTAGCGATGTGTTGTCCATACACATGTTTAGTAGCAGAGAAGAATGTTTAGAACAAGTAAGAACAAAATAGCATTATTATTATGTGTTGTCTCGCTATTCAGCGGTTGTTCATCAGACGAAGATCTAGTGAGGCTGGAGTGTGTCCCAGGCGAACAAATTGTTTGCAATGAACTTGATCAAGACTTCCCTAATGCAGATCCAGTTGACATACCCCAAAGAGCAGGGCAATGCTCTTATGGATTAAGAACTTGCACACTTAACGGGTGGTCAGAATGTGTGGGTGCGAGGGGATCAAGTGAAGAAATTTGCGATGGCATAGATAATGACTGCGATGCAGCTATTGATGAAACATACCCAGAAGAACACCAACTGTGTGGGTTCCAAGAAAACGTGGACTATGGTGTAGGCATATGCACGCCAGGTGTAATGAAATGTGACAATGGTGGATTATATTGTGATGGCCATGTTGGACCAACTGAAGAAACTTGTGATGGAATTGATAATAATTGCAATGGCACGGCTGATGAAGGGATAGTCGGTGCAACTGCTGTTGTGTGTTATGAGGGTCCAGAGGGCACGCTGGCTGTCGGTGAGTGCCGAGCAGGTGTCCGTTATTGTACGGATGGAGACTTTGGTGGTCCTTGTGATGGTCAAGTTTTACCAGTTATTGAGCGATGCGATAATCTAGATAATGATTGTGATGGCGAAGTGGATGAGGGCTTTGATAGTCGTGGTGTAGACCTAGTATTTGTTTTAGATATATCTGGTTCTTTCCGAGATGAGATTGACTCTATGATCCAAGGTATAGCCCCTCTTTTAGAAGACCCGATTACAAGTACATTTCGTTTTGGATTAGTTGTTGTTGGTGCTAGGGCAGGATCAGATCTAAGACCAGAATACCATCTCGCTAGGATGGTGTCTGATTTTGTCTATGCTGACGAGTTTCTTGCTGTGATAGAGGCTGGTAGAATGATTGACAGTGCTGGACAAGAACCAACAATAGACACGATGTACTGGTCAATGAATACCTATCCATTTTCCTGGCGGCCAGACGCACAGAAAGTTATTATAACAATGACTGATGAAGAAGCACAGACAATGTATTCCCACCCAATGACTTGTTTTGAAGTTGGCGAGTTGTCAAACACTTTAGGATTTGAACTATTTGTTTTCGCCCTTGAACAACATCATAACACATTCATAAATTGTGTGCGGGGTGAAAGAGACAGACTCTACACACCAACTGTAAATTCAGAAACGGTGTTTTTACAGATCAAAAATATCTTTCAGGATCTGTGTATCGGTAACTAATCAACCACACAGACAACATGATTCTCTAACAATAACAAGTGTTCTTTGCCTTCAAAGGTAATTGTTTCTGGGTCTGAGGTATGAGCAATGACAACCTCTCCTACTTTTAGATCCATACTACAATCCCTTGCCGTGGCTAGTACCTTGTACGATCTATGAGATTTTTCCTGGAAGTCTTCAGGTAGAATAAAAAGCGGACTCTCTTCTTCTTCCTCAAATAGTTCTACGAGTAATCGTCTGTTTACTGGCCTCATTGTAACTCCTTCCAAGACTCTGTTAGTACGACAAATTCATGACGAGTAACTGTGCCCCACTCTCGTAATCCACAGTGTTTGCAGTAACACTCAACGCCTACATGGTTATCATGAAGCGCCCGAGACTGCCCGCTTGGCAGCCAACGGTGGGGTACTTTATTTTTATCCTCACGCTTACACAAGCCTCTCGCCAAACTTGATGGCATGATATGGTTTAGTGTTTTACTCATAACATAACCCTTTCAACTTGTGTTGATTATATCTTATATATCAAACTTGTTAAAATTTATGTGATTTCGCAAGCACCGCCTGCACAAGCCGCTTCGCCCTTAAGATCAGTATTGTCTTCTTCCTCAATAATCTTAGTGAGGTCAACTGACAAGAGAGCCTTCATCATCTCTTCATACTTTTCTTTGGTACAGTTTTCAAACGGAGCTTGAACATATGTGTGCTCGTTATCATCGTGTGGCAGAACTGAAAGACCATTGTATGCCTTCTTGTTCTTCCACATCCACTCGCCAACTTTGCCCCACTCGTCAGACTTGATAGACACGGTAGCAGAAACATTGTGTGTGTTCTGTCCGCTACGGTGTCCTGTGCGAATCCACTCTGTGGTAATCTTCTGGATTCTCTTGAGTAGATCAAATGCGCTTTCTGTTCTTAGGATTGCACCCTCTGGCGCTTTCTGTGGAATAGAAATGACTGCTGTGTCGTGGGCACGGAAGTAATCATCTTCTACTAGTTCTGGGTGGTGGATGGCAAGGTGCCAGTAAATTGGCTCATTCTTGCCGACACGGATACGACGAATGTAGTAGTCGTTGTGCCAAGCGTGAATACCGCTGGAAGTGCCGAGTGCCAGACTTGTCGTTCCTGCTGGCTTAACACAGGTCGTGCGGTTAGCCTTTCGGATTCCAATCAATTCAGCTACTCGCTGGTTTTCCTGCTTAACAATGCTTGCGGCTGTCTTTAGCGACACATCGTCTGCCAATACACGGCCTGATGCAATACCAGTTAATGAGACACCAATAAGTGCATCACGCTCTGTGGTGCGTTGCCACACTGGTCGTAGGTAGTGGAAGTCTGTGTATCCTGCTTGAAGAGTTCCAATAAATGCTGCTGCACGGACACGCTCCTCAAGGTCTTCTTGTCCTGTGATATTACTGACGTTCACCTCTGTTAGGTTGCAGAACTGGTATGGTCTTAGAGCAATTTCACAGCATGGGTTTGTTCCCCAATCTTTGTCATTGGAAAGATAGAAGCCTGGCTCGCCTGCTCCTGATGCTTCAATTCGTTCCCACAAAGCGTTAAAGAATTCTTCTTCTACCTTGTGACGAAGCAATACGACAGAGTTGTTAGCTCTACCTCGCTGTGGATTAGTTTCCCACCAGTTGCCTGACTTGGCAGCGATCATCTCTTGGTCGTCTGCTGAGAACAAGGAGATAAGAGCAGCACGACGAATGCCACCTGCTAGAACTGCATCAGCAACGTGACAAACAATGTCGTGTACTTCAATGGGAGTTAGCTTATCACCATTCTCCTTTTCAGCGAGCATCCCCTCAATTTTAACCAAACACTCTTTTAGTGGCTGAGGGCCTTACCACCAGAAGTTACAAGGCGAGCACCTTTAGGGCGAATGTCACTAAAATCAAATCGTAGCTTTGAGCCACCATAGAAGTAGCTACGCATAAGATATTTGACTGCATCAGCCCACCCTTCAATACTATCATTGATTAGATACCTCCGAGTTCTATTTTGATTAGGTTTTTGAATCTCTGGCAAATCATCAATATGATGTTGCTGGACAGAGAACCCCACACCTGTTCCCCCCAGTAAGAGAAACATAATTTCACCAAAAGCTCGCCAGTCATCAACTGGCAAATAGGCGCAGTTGAATATTCTATTAGGAGCTATTTCAATAGGTCTGCCACCAAACTGCATAGAACGCATAGAAGGCAAGACCTTCTTATCATACACAAGCTGATATGTTTCCTCTATCTCCTTCTTGAGGTTTGGATACTTCTTGATATGCATTTGCATATTACGACTTACTAATTCTTGCCACGTTTCCCTACGCTTATGTTCAGGAAGATACCTGGCATATTTCATGTAAACCGTTATATCAGATAGAATCTGTGTTGATAGATCTTGATCACTCATTGCTGTGCTGCGCTCCTGTTTTGTGCTTCTTTGTTTGCTCTTGTTTCCTCTGCAAGTTTACGCAAACTTTCCTTGCTAAGAGGATTACTAAGAGGGTCTCTCTCTTGATTATTAGTTGTTGTATTTGCTTCAGTTTTTCGTTTTTGTTTGAACTTCTTGTACTTTTGTTGTAGATGCTGCTTTTGCTCCTGAGCAGTTCGGGTAACAATAGTATTAAGGTCATCGCCAGTCTGTGGTTGATGAACACGTAGTTTTACTTTACTAGTATCAATAGACATGGGGAAAACTAAACCATCTGGCCCATTACGATTCTTTGCCACAAACATTCGCCCTGTGCCTTGTACCTTGTCGTCTGCTGTTCTGGAGATGGTGCAAATGAAGTCGGCAACGAAACATTTATTGAATGCCTCACTGATTGACTCCATAGTAATAACCTCCGCATTAAGTCCACTTCTGTTTGTCTGCGATGCGGTCCAAACAGGAATGTCAAATTTTTGGGCGATTCCCCTCAACTCTTCATAGATTGTTTCTATGTTGTGGCGATGCTCTTGTTTATAACTAGTCGTCACAGGACGCAATAAATCTGCGTAATCCACAATTATAAAATCTGGTTCTATCCCTCTTTGTCTCATCTTCTCTAGCGACGTTTCCAAAGTCATTGTAGTTGCAGATTTTGTTGGATACTCTTTAATAATTAGCTGTCCATCAACCTGTGATATTTTTTCTTTAATTTTATCTTTGTGGTCAAAAAGATTTGACAAAGGGACGCCAGTCAGGCACGAATCGTACCGCTGTCCTACAACTCCCTCGGCCAACTCTAATGTGTAGTGGACAACATTCTTACCGCTGAGGACAGCCATCGCACCTAAGTGAACTAATGCCATAGATTTACCAGCGCCAGTTGGAGCAATAACCACACCCAACTCTCGCTTTCCTAATCCACCCCTAGTAATGTTGTCTATCTCTTGCCAACCCGTCATAGAGGGATCACGAGATACCTTGACATATCTTGCCTCAAAGTCTTGCACAAAATCATGTCCATGACTGTCGTCCAGTCCAAGATTGAGAGCGCCGTCAATAACCTTTTGGATCTCCTCAAACGAAGATGTTTGTAAAAGGTTTACTGACTTAAGGATAGCCTCTTTTAGTTTTTGTTTCTTACAGAAATCTAGTGACTTCTCTTTGACATAATCACGATCGTCAGCATTTATCTGCCCTGATTTTATCTTGGACAAATACTCAATGACCTGCTTCTTGATAACGTCTGGGTAATCTTCCATCTCTGTTCTGATTACAGAAACCAGCGTATCAAACGTGGGGTGGACGCTGTACTTATCTTTGTAGCTAAATATTAGTTGCACAAACGCTTGTAGGTATTTTAATTCTAGATACCCAATATCTAGAACCTCTACCATCTGATTACTAAATGAACGATCTTCTAAGATAGCTCTGCCTAATTTCTCTTGGAAAGCCTTACCAAACTTAGAGAAACTTTCCTCTTGGCTAATGTTGGCTTCAGTCATGTTTTCTCCATTGTGGTGGAATACTAGAGTACATTATTTATTGCTTTTTGTTTACCACGATTTTCATACAATTTTCAAATAAACTATCAGTGGCTACGCTGGTAAAACCCTCTTTCTTAATCATCAACCGAAAGGCATTTTTTTGTAGCCCTGGCTCACCTTGACTAACAGCCTCCATCAATCTAGATTTACCCTGAAGAGAGATGAGTGGTTCATAAAGCTGAACGATGTCATAGTTCATGCTTATAATATCCCGATGCTCTAGGATAGACAAATATGCTTTGGGACACTTTGGCTTAGCAGCCTGCTCTTCGCAATAGTCAAACACATGCTGTAATGTGTAGTCTTTATCTTCTGACAGGAACGGTATTCTTCTGGCCACAGTTGCCATACCAACTCTATCTGCACCAATAATATTATCAGACTTATCACCCGCTATGGCTTTAGCAATTGCAAAATTACAGGGGTGGATAGAAAAATCGTCTAAAACTTTCTTTGAGGTATAGATCTGTTTCTGTGTTGGCCTAAACACAATGGTTGTATCGTCACACAGTTGCAAAAAGTCTTTGTCGTTTGATACGATTACTTTTTGCCAATCAGAATACTTCTGCTGCTTACTAGCCCAAGCGATTACATCATCAGCCTCTACATCTTCTAAGCTAAGTTGATGTACGGGAAGGAGTTCTAGTAGCTCTGTCAGCTTGATGATTTGTTGTAATTTATTCTCTGCCTCGTCTTCGGGTGAGATTTCATATTCTCTGTTTAGTCTAGGTGGCTTTCTTCCTGCTTTATAGCCCTTATAAATCTCTTTACGCTTACGTGAACCGTTAGCACCTTCCCAGGCAATAATAACTTCATCAGGCTTAGTCTGAATCATGATATTCTTTAGCGCATTCAAAAACCCAACAACACCGCCTACATGATTACCATTCAAGTCTAAACTTGGGTTGACAACATAACATCGGAGGAAATTATTCATCCCATCAACAAGTAATAATCTTTTATGCGTCACGTCGGTCATCTTCATATTCCATGTCTGCTACTATGCCCCAGGCACGATCTCTCATGTTCTTAAGTGTAAATGCGCAAATCTGACCGTCGTTCTCAATTGGAACAGCTATCTTTATTTTTTTTGGCATCTCCAACATAATAAAACCTTTCATTCATCTTCTCCAAAATATATTACGCCATGGTCATGTTCTGTAGTAAACACTGCCTTACGGAAACCATACTTAGCTAAATTTCTCTGGCACATACTACAGGGTAAGGACATGCCAACCTGATTTAGCCTACCCTTACGAGCAACATAGATTGTTGCCCCCTTTAGTTGTTCTTTATTCTTTACTTTTAATATTGCATCCATCTCTGCATGAATTGATTTACAGATCACCTCGCCGTCGTCAGCCTCTACAACTGCATCTGGATGCGTTTTGATACGATTGACACCAGAAGATAAAACCCTGCCACTCTTCACAATGATAGCAGCATGTCTGTGCTGTATACTGTAATCAGAGTTGGCAGAGTCTATCTTTCTGATAGCTGCTTTTAGAAACTTGTTCTCACGACACATTTTCTTCTACACTCTGCTCATATCCTATTATAAGCTCACTGTGTAGAATGTCAAGGAACCTTTGGCGAAACTCTTCTTCTTTGATTAGTTTATGATAGTCCGCCTTTTGAAATTTCTTCTCGGTTCCATCAGCATACTTGAGTGTATACCAAGCTCCTGATCTTGGGCACAAATCCGAACCTCCCACAACCTTCAACCAAGAGTCCTCATCTCTGATGCCAACATCACCGTTGGCCAAGTCAAACATAACATTGAACTCGCAGGTTCTATTTGGTGGTCCAAACCTATTCTTTACAATTTGTGCCGACGTTCTGTAGCCAATCAATTGACCTTGGTCGTTAGTAATAATACCGTTAGCTTTGCCTGTGTGCCGAGTCAGCCAGATCCTAGCTGACGCCTGATAAGGGAGACCTTTACCACCTGGCTCAACACGGGTATCCCCAAACATCTGACCAATATTAGTTTTCAACTGATTGGTAAGAACTAGAGCAATCTTTTGTTGTCCAATCATCTCAGTGATCTTGCGAAGCCCACGAGAGATAATACGAGCAGACAAACCGATCTGAGAGGTAGGATCATAACTACCCTCTACTTCTGCCTGCCCAGGGGTAGCTGCTACACTATCCCAAACAATACAGACCAAACGATCAGGAGCTTTTTGTCGGACGTTACCGATCACATTTTCAATCGCTTGGAAAGTGCTCTCTAATGTTTGTGTCTGGAGATACAGAAAATCTTTATCCGTTGTTAGTCCTAAGTTGGACATCCAACGAGGATCACTAGCATTCTCTGTGTCAATGTAGATTGCAATGCCGCCCATCTTTTGGCAGTTAGCTAGAATCTGTGTGGCGATCAAACTTTTACCACTTTGCGATTCTCCAGCAATAGTTGTAATTTTACCAACTGGAATGCCGCCGCCTTCACGGTTTGCGATAACCAAGTCTAAAACTGTTGACCCAGTTGGAATCCAAGTCTTCACCTCAGTTGGATTCTCGCCGTGCAAATCATAAGCAATTGTGTGCTTGGCTTGCTTGTTGAGAGAACTTCTTAGTTCTGACACTAAACTTGATTTTGACATTTATATTCTACTCCATTTCCTAAAAGGAGAGGCACCTGTACCCCGTGCCTCCCTGCGGGCTGCCTGGTCAACTAGGCCAGCAGATCATCAAACGCTTGGTCAATATCAGATCCATCGCTGGAAGTATTGCCTTTGGTACTAGCGGTTTGATTACTGTACTTTACAGTGCCTTCACCCGTATCCTCAGAAGTTGCATTTAGAGTTTGATCAAGCAATAGTTGAGCTTGCTCGGTCGTAGTCTCTGGGAATACCTCTTCAAAGTTTGGCATCGTATCCAAGAGCGTATCAATCTCTTTGTCGTTTTTGGCTAGCTTTGAAGCCTTACGGAAAGGACGGATGTCAGTTGTAGGATACATTTGTCCTGCCTTCTTTCCGTACTCCAAGCGCAAATCTGTTCCTGTGTGTGGGTCAGTGATATCGCCATACTCAGGATCAAGCACGATGTTCAACAAAGATTCATAAGTGGTCTTTGAGAACCCCCAAAGTCGGACACCCTTATCTTCTTCGCCACGAACCACTACTGGTGCGAACACTCGCATACGAGGGAAGAACTCACGGGCCTCCTGCTTAGAGGCTTCGGTGCCTTCATTCCAAAGCTGATTACCAAACTCAGCAATCGGATCTGTGCGACCGAAGGTGCGAGGGCTGATCATGGTTGTGTTGCCATCTGCCCCCATGCGATAGTGGAACAAGTAATCACGGAAGGGATCACCGTCCTTTGGGCAAACAATACGGATGTTGTTAATACCCTCTTCTGGTTTCCAAAAAGTGTCGTTGTTACCACCGCCACCTTTCGTGGTTAAGGCAGAGTGCTTCTGCCGCATTTTATCTAGATCAATACCCATTGTTTTCTCCTTTGCTGGTTAGTTGACCTGTATACAATCTACCACAGATTGTACGTTGTGTAGAGTCTTTTTAATTGTTTTTTTGTTTTTACTGCCTTTGCAGTTATTTGTGATATTCTTTTTCTTCAATAAGCTGACGGACTGCTTTGAGCCTGAAGATGAAGTAGAAAAGCGCAAACACATAGCCGAAAGTAAACCCGTTTATTTGTGATAATACTATGTCATGTAATGCGCAAGCTGTCAAGAAAATAATTGCAAAATAATATCCGCTGATAAACATTAGTGCTTTCTTGGTTAGTTTGTTGTCTTCCATATAATAAATATACTACAAGACTATATCTTTGTCAAATTTCAATTTCTAATATTTTTTGCAATTCAAGCTGTAGCGTTTTAAGCTGGCCAGCCTGGGACATAATAATAGTGCCTCTATGTGCTTCCCAGTTTAGCTTGAGGTCTTTGCCTCTTTTGCCATCGTGCTCTTTCTCTAACGCTAAATTGAGACCGTTTATTGTGTAGAGAGTGTTTGTTTTCTTTTTTCTATGAACCCTGATCGTATAGAAGAACTCCTTTATCTTAGTTTGTCCTTCGTAGTTTGTATTGTATGTGATAACTTTCTTCTCAGGGTTATCTTTCTCTGCCAGCACAAAAATGTATTTATTAGTGAACTCAACATTGTTGATGATCTCATTAATTATATCCATCTCTTCATCGTCATTAGTGGCATACACAAACGATGCTAATAGAATACCTTGTTTTCTTTGCTTCAAATCACGTACTCCGCATATCTCTACAGTAGTTTAATTAGTTGCTAATGTGCGGAATATCAGTTAAATGAATAAAGTACCTATGGGTTTGTGTGCCAGAAAGTGAGTAAGCCTTAAAGAAGGAGTTGTTTTCCCGTTGATTCAGGGCGATTTGATGCTCTTTGATGTTCTTCAATTCTTGAGTGTTAAAATCCTCTTCAGGTATGCCATAATAATATATTCTTTCTTTTATGTTCCCTAAACCAAACAACGGGTGCTCTTCTCTGTTTTCGTCAAAGTAACCAACTGTGCCTATCCGAACTGCAATTTTAGAGGATTCATAGTTTGACCTAACAGGGGTTGTGTGATCAAAATAAATCAACATACTAAACATTCCAAACAATAATTCAGCGGTCTTATCTTCTATTTCATTGAGAGCAACATTCTCCACATGTTTTTCTATTTCCTCGGCCGATACAACATAGAACCTCTCAAACAACCCTGAGCGGGTCATCTCTTGCAAAACCCCAAGTGTTATTTTGTTGTTGGTAGCTTCTGTAATAGTGCTGAAAGATAAGTCTGGACATATGTGAAGAAACGAGATTTTACACTTACTAATCTTCTGTCCCAATAATAGAAGACAGCCATTTAGCGAATCAGCACCGTCAGTTATTATTAGTACTTCTTCTCCCTTGCGAAATCTTCTAGCTATCGCACTAAACTTTTTTACATCTACCTTTTTTTCACACTCCTCCATGTTTGAAAAAGTCCCTAAGTTTTCCTCGTTCAAAAGAGTGACATCATACTGCGGCAGATCAGCAAAGTGATTAGCAACAGAGCAGCCTATTTTTCCTACGCCTATTACCCTAAACACTTATTTTAGTCTTCCTCATATCTTTAAAGTTTTTACCTATGCTAACATTGACTGAAAATTTACCAAAACGAGTCTGGCTCATAACTTTTGCCATCTGCTCTATCAAATCTTTATCCTCTAGTTTCAGATCAATAACAATAGCATCATGCAAAACAAAGGCAACTTCACTAGATTTGTTTCGTAATATAGACCACACTTTTACAAATTGCTCATAACACAGATCAGCAGTTGTGGATTGTATCAAGTAGTTGACAAAAAGACGATCACTGCATTCAAGCTTTCTGCCATGTGGGGTGAGCACCAACCCATCATCAAAATACTTTCTTTTAAGTTGCCTGGTATCATAAGCCAGTCCAAGCGGTCTAGACCACTCCTTTAAATCATCAGACCTTGACCCATATAACCAAGAAAAGAACAGTACCTTTGCATCCTCTCTGCTAACACGATCATTGAATACATTGTGTACATTCCAGTCATGCACATCGCCATCAGGTTGAACCTTACCCGACAAGGCCAGTAGTGTTCTTAATTCTGCTCCGTTGAAATCTAATTCTACCAACATATCGTTCT